GCCCCACCAACCTAGCGGTTAAGCTAGGAGAAAGAAGAAAGGAGAATTACTCCCAACGTTGGACCCAGTTTTGAGCTGAGATCCATCTGCCTCTACCGAGTATCGTCACCATGGGCTGCCCGCGAGGGTCAGCATTCTGGTATTGACGTCGGCGGAGCTTGTACGCATAAAACGCCGCCTGCTTGTACTGAACCTCGCGGTCCGGAACAAAAAGGAGAACCTTGCAGAGATAACCTCTGTTCGGATCGAAGCGACCTAAATCCCTTGTGGGGGTTAGGAAGCCTCTATCGGACTTATCAGTGAATGGGATTTTATGAACCCCGTCTGGTAGGTCAGATACGAGCGCTTTGGCCACCTTACTAAAGGGTGTCCCGAAGATGCGTATAGACCATCTCAAGGCCTTATTGTGGAAACTGATAACCTTATCTAGGCTGGATAATGAATCCTCTAGATGAAAGCCGGTAACGTCAGCACCCATGAAGTAATTAGCTCCACAGGATTCGAAGAAATTCCCATCCTTATACGACTTCTTGGTATTCACCGTAAAGCCACAAAATCTGAGAACATCAACTAACGGATCAAATAAAGCCCTTTTACAGACAATATCATCACCGAAGACAGCTACCATTCCACCGTGATCCCACAGCAACTCATTTACCGACTGCGCGAGAGCCCAGAAAATCAGGCTCTCAAGTTCGAAGGTAAAAGCGTTGCCCATTGAGCTGAACTTCTCGACCTTAGTGATCTTCTTCCCGTCTTTGGAAAACGGGGTTCGGATCGAGTCGAGATACTCAAACCAACGTTGTGGGAGCAGTAGCTTCACAAGCTGAATCGAGACAGTATCGCTTGCGCTCTGGAGATCCAGAGTGCTATAACCATGAGTGTAGGCCTTTCCGGCCATCCACTGGTTAAAGGACTGGTCGTCCAAGTCGATACAGACGCGCTTGAGTCGGGAACGGAGAAAACGCCCAACCCCCTGCTGGAGGAAGGCATTCCCGGTCGGCTCCGCGTTGATACATCTCTCTGTGAACGCACTCTTTGGAACCGTGAGGAACCTAGAGTGACGAACTATAGAGAAGTTCAGATCGAGTGGGGAAGCATACCCTAAGGTCTCACGACCGGTAAGAGCAGCCATCCACCCGATGTCGCGGGCTAACACTTTCTTAAGATAAGGAAGTGCGCGTTCTGTGACCGTTATTCTTTCGGTCATCTTTTTAGATAGCTGGGTGCCCCGTGGAAGATCTACGGTAGCCCCACTACTCCAATTGCATGATTCGACTAACTTTTTCCAATTGAAAGGACCAAGAACGCTTTCTATTTTACGTTGGGCCGTCGAAATGACGGTTGCCATTGTCATGGTTGTTTCCCCGGGTACCCTTATCGGGATATCGAGGAGGGAGCAATCACCATGTAGAATAGCGGATAGTCTAACATTCGTATGAAAGTTAGCGCGTTCCGCGGCCGACCAGCCGCGGCGTGCCTCAAGCCTACGTTCTGTCAAAGACGTCCCTGGAAGCCCCTTAAATTTCTTTAAGAAGCAATAGATCTGCCAATCGAGAGCGAAACTCTCAACATCATCATACAAGCCAGGATCCGGAAGGAGGCTTTTCAGCACTTCTGGGCTTTGCCTCACGGCATTACTAGCCTGGCGGGCTAAGGTGGTGTTGACACGCTTACAAAAGTCATCAAATCGCTCGATGACCGCCTCATCACTGAGGTTTGTAACGGAAGTCATAGATCAGAACCCTTAGTTGTTAAACTGCAGGTTTTCGATCAGTGCCTTCACCTGCGTATTCTGGAGAAGCAACGGGAACATTTTGGCAATGTTCTGTCGATCCAGAAGCGCAGATCGTTCGGGGAGGACATACTCTCCGAAGCCACGTTGCACGTACGCGAGTTGCGGAGCTGGGAGAACGCCAGTCACCGTTGAATTGGTGATATTGGCGAGGACCGGCTCATGCAGTTCGACGCGTGCGCGAAACACTCGACCATCAGACGACTGACCAGGTTGTCCAGGCGGAGGACGCTTCAGTGCGAGACTGATGCGCCAGTAGCCGAGGACGTTGGCCTGAGACTGGTCTTCAAACCAGAATTTGCCGTCGTTGTCGAGACCCATTGGGATGAAGGTATGATTGACGGGCGTTGCCGCCGCATCAGCAATCACGATATTGGCGTAAGCCATAGTGATAATTCCTAGTCCTGTTACAGACTTTATTGACACGATTGAAAGGAGATCGCTACCGGATCAGCTGTCTAAGAAGAGCAGCTGCAGAAAGCAATCGCGCCGAACCAAGATCCACGGTAAACCGAGGAAATTGGGGTTTGGGCATAGTAAAAAGCAAATCTCGGCTAAAATTAGTGTATTCGGTTGCCCCTTGTGAGGACATCGTAGCACTACTAGTAGCGTTGATTGTGCGTTTATTACTAATGAAGCACGTACCTTCATACTTGATAAGAGTTGACTGATACCCGTCCCGGAACAAGTTCCGGTAAACGAGCGAAGTCTCCAAATTACGCATGTATGAACCTAAGTCTAGAACCCAATCAAAGACAAAGGAGTACGGCATCAACTCCCAGGCAACAGACAAAGGATTTAGTGAGGTCCATTTCGCCAAATCCACATCATAAGACGTGAAGAAGCGAATGCCAAACTGAATGCGTATAAACCCGTTGTAATCGACCCGGTAGGGTCCATTCCATTGGGCATACGCACCTGTTAGCCTAGAAGTTTTGTCTAAACTGCGAGTAGCGGCTGCTTTCACTACAAGGTGATTCCTTGTAAATCCGACAACATTTTCAGCGACATTTCTAATATCACTGATCAACGGCGACCAGCCGTACGTATACTCACACCATCCATTCGCAAGGGCACTGGTCGTGCCACCTACTAGATTCGTCCTGGGACGAATCGGGCGATAGGAACCGGGGTAGCGGGCTTTAATGCCACGTTGCCACCGACGAAGTGCTGCATCAGCACTACGCTTGCTCTTCCAGGAGCGTAGCTTGTCAAGGATTTCCCTTTTCCAGCTCCGTTTCATATCGGCCATTCCGCTCGTTAGACGTTCGACGAGATTCAGCATCTTATAGGTCTGGAGTCCCTCTGCAGCAGAGGTAGCCAAATCTAGCGATCCACGAATCTTCTCGTTAAGTCGGGACAAAGCGTCATTATAGCATCTTGTATAATCGGCTGTTGTATCGAGAAGCGGTACAGGGGTTCCGCCGCTAGGCAGAACCCCAGTAATCGTATTCACGGTACGCCCTCCGGATATCAAGATGTACACTCCCTTAAGCGGTGAAACCACCGATTTCGAGTAGTGCCACGGTTGTGGGGACTTGTGGTCCCCCCGTGAGATGTCGTCCGCGTTCCAGGAACGTTGGTATGACAGGGACCTTCCGTCGGTTACAGTTGGATCCACAAGTGGATCTGGCTGATAAAACTCGACCCAAGGCCCTGTTTGTACCAGCGAAGCGGATCGCGGCATGATATCTCCTATAAATGGCAAGTGCAAACAGTTATTCGAGGATGAACCCAAACGGATAGTTTGGACCGTTAACCATACGGTACCTCGGTAACGAAGGGTATCTCTCACGAGATTCCGGGGCGTTACGCCCAGAGTAGACCATCTTTTCTATTTCGACACAGGAGCCGACAGAAACACGATTGCTACCATGATTGCCATAATCAACAGTATCCACTTATCAGTTTGTCCTTTTGCAAGGATAAAAAGAGAAGCGACTGCTGCTAGAATAATGGCGCCACCGTAATAATCTATGTTCATAAAGTTCCTTTCAGAAGTGTAGAGGTTGAGTAACAAAACTCATTAATGACTAAGCCATCGGCTGAAACAAAGTCACCTCGTTCACCATGAAAAAGTCGAGAAGAGGGATGG